CTCTTTTTTGATAATAAAATCTTTTGCTCTCATTATGTTCTCCTTATCTATTTATCGCTCTATTGGCTCTAGTGAATGCAGAACGTTTGACCAATTTAATGTTGCCCGAAGGAGTGTTTAACACATATCCTTCACCGCCTGGCTTACCATTAACAGTGGCTTGAATATCACCTTGTGCAGTATCCAATTGTGAAATAATTGAGTCTTTGACTTGCATTATGCCACCCACCAACATCCACAGTTTACTGAAAGCATCTATATTCTGTTTTACATATTCCGTTATTTTAATTTTTTTTGGCTGACTGACTGTGCTTGATTGAAGCCATTGCAAAAAGTCCTTACCTAAATTTTTCATACCACTATCTACCTTGCTGTTAGTATAGGAGTACAAAATATTTGATAGATCTACTAATTTCATTTGTGACAGTGTATTTCTGTCTAAAAGTTTATCTATACTCTTACCACTGTTCGCCAACAAAGACTTCAATTGATCAACACCTTTGCTCTGTATTGGTTCTTTCTTGTTCACTGTCGTAGGTGGTATTGCTAAAAGTTCTTTACCTTGTATCATATTCAGTTGCTTGGCTGGTAGGGTTCTTCCTTTTTCACTCATAAGATTGTGTACAACAACTCCCACTTTGCTCTGACCTATTTTTTGTCCTAACACTGACTCAGCATCAACTTTGTATTGCACAACATTTGGTTTGAATACGTAACTATTTCCTGATTTTTTAGGAGTGTCGAAGTACAACATATCTCCAACAAAGTAACCTTGAAATGATTCAGGCACCGCATTCTGCATTGTTTCAAATACACCTTTCATTTTCGAAGCATATTGTTTATATCCTTGCATTTTCTTTTTATCACCTTTGGCTCTTTGCATTATTGCGCCTTCAAGATCATCTGCATTTGTGGCTCTGCCATCATAACCTTTAGCAATAAATCCAGATTTATCTGTGAAAATAAATTCACCATTAGGATTTCTACCAAATACCACAGCAGGAGAACCGTCCCACTTAATGGTCAATGCCTTAGATGTTCCTGTCAATGCTTGAAGTTGCTGAATGGCTCTTGATGCTCCATTGGAGCCTTCCCAAAAAATTAAATCTTCTGCGTGTTGTATCCTAGCAGATTCAATAAGTGTGCGTCTTTTGTTATCTGTGTCTTTAAATTCTACAAGTCTCATATTTTAATTTTGTTTAATAAGTTTCTGAACCACTTGATAGGTCCTGAACTTTCAGGTAGAGCCTTACCTATCTTTGAAAATGAATCTTTCACATCCGCAATCAATTGATCATAATCAGATCTACCTTTAATTTTTGCGTGTATTGTTTCTACACTATTGAGATCGTTTGCTGTTGCACCTTTGCCTAGTATTAGTTCTGCAATCTTGTTTGGATCTTTGGTGATAGGTTCATTAGTTTCTCTATTTAGAAGTCCTGCTTTAAAACTCCATTTGTAACCTTGTGGTTTAGCAATGCTGGCAATCATCACGTGTCTGTCTGCTCCTTTGTATTCACTACCTACTTCACCACCACGTAAACTCCATTTCATCCAATCTGGATCACCAAACATCAAATCTGTTTGCACATATCCATTCTTTGCACTGCCTCTGATAGGAGTTTTAAAGTGAACACTCACTCCGCTTTTTCTTACCCATTGCTTTGGATCCTGCTTGTTCTGTATTGCCCAACGATTTAAAACATCAACCAATTGATCTTTACTTAATTTCGCTTGATCAACTGCAACATCTATATCACCTGATGTTGGTGCAAGTCCTGTTGTGCCAAGAGTGTTTGCTTTAAGTTCTAAACCAGTTACTTTCTCCAACCAGTCTAGTGTGGGAGCCACGTCTGCTTTGTTGATTCGAGTAGTTGCTATTTGACCATTAGGATCTTTGAATACATTACCGCCTTCATTCAGTATCATCTTGCTTTCCTTCGATAATTTTCTTGATCCCAACTCTAAATTTCTTTGGATCACCATTTTTAATAGAGTTAATAAAACGTCTTTCAAGTTCCTGTGCTTGTTCAGGTGGATAGTTTTCCTTGATTGTTTGCATGATATTCACAGCACTTTCGATGATATTACTGCCAGTTGTTTCAATAAAGGCCTCCGTGTCTTGAACACGTCCTATATTCCTCAACTCGTCTAAGATACTTCTGGTGCGTTTTTTCATATTTTAACCCTATTTTGTGTATTTACCGTAAGCAGATGAATTATTAAGTAGGATTTCATTGTGTAGAATAGCATAACATCTACCAAATTGAATGTCAATATGCTATTTTTGATGCTGTTTTACGACCTTATGTCCGTTCATTTCGATACATCTTTTACACACCATTATGTGTTTTCGATTAGGGCTGATGTGTTCTACCAATGTGAGAGGACGATGTGTGAGACACATATAACATAATTCTTTCCGCAACATTTCGTCGCTGTATATTCTATCGCCCAGTTCTTGCATTTTAATATAGGTCTGGATTGCACACAGATTGCAACTTAACAAAGAGTTCATCGTATTCAAATTTTACGCCGTGAACTTCCAAAAGATATTTTTCCTGTAATTTATAAACTTCCAATTCTGTTTGACGCCAGCATTCAAATTTGTCACCAACCACATTGTTCATGTCTTGTACATAATGGAGAAGTTCGTGCAATAAGACTCCCTTGTCAAATGCATTGTGAATGTCAAAGTCTTCGTTAAGATATATGGTATTTTCTCTAGGATCATAGAATGCGTGTAATTTACCAGCAGAGCGATTTTCTTTACCATAGAACATGGCATCCATTTCTACTTGGTTCATTTGTATAATATTAGGGTGAGGCACATTTACATTGTAATCAGTCTCTGCGCCTATCCATAATAATAAAAATGCAATTAAGGTCTTCATATTAGTATTTAATTTAAATTGGTTGTCCCTTCTGAGGCACTGCATCAGGGTCTGCCTCTAAACAATAAACCTCACCATAACTGTCAGGATAATTGGTCACGAACCATTCTTTTGCGTTGTGACTTTCCGCTAGACATTGTTCTTCAGTGTCGAACCAACCAGTGAGTTGGCTACAATCGAACCCGATACAGACTGTGATAATCATTAACCATTTCATAATAGTACTTAAATCCTTTTTGCTGTTTGTTCAGTACTATTATTACTGACTTGACAACATACCAGGTTTGTGAAAAACACAACCCAGAATGTATTGAGGTAGGTACATCAACCACGCATGGCTTCTAATTGTTAATACGTTGTAAGTTGATGTTTTCATATAAAGTTATTTATCAAGTGATTAATGAATTGTTTTGTTTTGATTTATAATCTGCTGTTTAACTTGTTCAATATGGGCAAGTTCTTGATTGATTCTGTTTTGAAAATATTCTATGCAGATTTCATTTTTCCATCTTTGTCTTTGATCCTTAGGGTCTTTGGATTGTTCAAGATGTTCGTTTTGTTTTTTTAGAAAGTCTACTTCTTCCTTGTAGAGATCCACAAGGTTTATCTCCTCCATTGGAAAGTCATCATCGAATGGTTGGTGCATAACATTAATATTTATGTTATATTTGCTCATTAGGTGGTAGTGTGGCTGTTTTGTTTGCTATTGCTAATTGGGTCACATTGTCATAACCAAACTGACCAAAAGCAAATAGATTGAATGCCACACAGTATCTATCGTTGTCGCTTTCGCTTGGAAATACAGAATGCCAAAGTGTGCTAGGAAATAAAAGCAACATATTATTCTGTGGACGAACTGCCCAACCTTCCACATTAAAATAGTTGTAGTTCTTATTGTTGAAAGGTACATTTACAGTTGGCGTAAAAAGATTGTAATGATTTTTATCTTTGTGAAACAATACGTCACCACTCTTATCATCTGTTTGCAAATATAAGATACCACTCAACATACTGTTGGCGTGATTGTGTGGACCGCTTTCATCTCCCTTGATGTGTTTACTGCTCCAACTGTTGGTCATTTCAAATTTTGCTTCTTGACTAACATCTAACACATCATAGATAAAATGTTGTGCGTGTTTCATTATAAGTGATTTCAAATTTTTTAATTTATTTGAATCTAATAAAAATTTGTTTGTGCTACCGTATCCATTATCAGCAGGATATCTTTTGTATTCTGTGTTTTTAATAAAGTCAATAGAGTCTTGATCAATAGTTGGAACCATAGATTGATATAGGGGAATACCAAACAAAGGTGTCACTTGAAATTTGTCCGTCATAGATTCATTAAACTCCTCATACTAGGTTCTATCATTTCTTTACCCCATTGAGGTTGCATTGTAATTTTGACCTGACAATTTGTTATGCCATCTATGGCTGTAACCTGCCCAATTATATCTAAAGGTATTTGATCAGCCGCAGGACAAAATGCCGAAGTCAATGTCATTAATACATGAACCACCTTGTCTTCAGTGACCTTAACATCATATATCAGACCTAGATTGTAAATGTCTATTGTAATCTCTGGGTCGTGAACTTTTTGTAATGCTTCTTTTATCTGAGTGATGTATTGTGCTTTTGTAGGGCCATGGTCAGTAATGCTATCTAATGTTGCATGAACACTTGGGTCTACACTTTGTTTTGGCTTTGGTGGCCAATCAGGAGCATACTTGACTGTTTCTTCGTATTCGTCCGCTCTTATACTTTGCTTATCTGTTTCACTCATACCATATTATAGTACGAATACCAAAAAAAGTCAATTATTTTAACCAGCCGATTTTCTTGCCGTTTTTGATTCTTCTGTCGTGTTCTTCTAATGTGCTAGGAAATCTCCATGCCCAAATGGCTACCAATGCCATGAATACTCCTGACCATATCACTGCTTTAATGTTACCTGTGAAGTACCAAGTAAATGCCAGTGTTGTGGACATAACAAATACCATTGCATATTTTCCTTTTTGTGGGAACACTCTTTTTTGTGTCCAGTTTGTAAGGAACTTGCCGAACCATGGATGATTGTATAACCAACGTTCCATTTTCTTATTGGACTTTGCAAAACAATAAGCAGAGAACACAAGGAATATACTAAATGGAATTCCTGGCGTAATGAAACCTATGTATGCTATGGCTAAACTTATAAAACCTAAAGCCATAAAAATGTATTTTTTAATCATGATATACCTCTTTTAATTTGTCTGCTAGATCACTTATCATTGCGTCTGTGTGCAACGGTGTGGGAGCAAATCTTAATCTCTCAGTTCCTTTTTCAACTGTGGGATGGTTAATTGGTTGGACATAAATGTCGTGGTCAAATAATAATGTGTCACTTATCTTCTTACACTTGATCGGATCTCTGACCATGACCGGGACCAAATGTGTTTCATTAGGATACACTTCAATATTATAATCTTTTAATAATGTTTTAAGTTCCATTGCTTTTTCCTGATGCTGTCGTCTTAATTCTTTACCGCCATCATCTTTAAGGTACTTAACACTCGCCAATGCTCCAGCACAAATAACTGGCGGAATGCTTGTCGTGAATATAAAACCAGGCGATATACTTCTTATTGCATCTACAACCTCTTTATCTCCTGCTATGTAACCACCATGCAATCCAACTGCTTTACTGAAACTGCCACTGACTATATCAACTCTATCTTGTAAGCCAATTTTTTCTAACCAACCAGCACCAGTTTCTCCATACAAGCCAACTGCGTGTACTTCATCTATGTATGTGATTGCTTTGTATTTGTCTGCTAAATCTAATATTTCTTTAATTGTTGCAACATCACCTTCCATGCTGTAAACAGATTCAAAAATAATACAAGGAGTGCCTTTGACTGCCTTAAGTTTGTCTTCAAGGTCTTCCATATTATTATGTTTGAATAGATGTTTTTTGGCTTTACTTTTTATTATTCCTTGAATCAAAGATGCGTGATTATTATCGTCACTTACAAATTCTATGTCGTTGATTATTTTTGTTAATGATATGAGAGTCCATTCATTTGCAACAAATGCCGAAGTGTGAATCAGTGCTGACTCCTTTTTATGCCATCTAGCAATCTCAGATTCTAATGCAACGTGATAATGTGTTGTGCCAGATATATTTCGTGTGCCTCCACTACCAGCACCAGTGGTATCTATTGCTGTCTTCATTGCATCTATTACGACTTTATGTTGACCCATGCCTAGATAATCATTGCTACACCAATTGATTACATTTTTAATTCCGTAAGGACTGTACCATATAGTTCTTGGATAGTTTCCTGCTTCACGCAGAACATCATTGAATACTCTATAATTGCCTGCTTCTTTCAAGGCATCAGTAATTTTCTTAAAAGGTTCTTTTAGGATCATACTTGTATTTATTATATGCGTAGTTTATTTAGATGTACTTGTCAATAATTTGTTTGCTACAAATTTGAACTGCCTTCTCGTAAATTAGGTTGGTAGGTGTGTTTAAAGCCAGTTCATCAGACGGATGTGCAGTCATCCAGCACTTGCTATTAATCTCTCCTTCTAGTTGTCCTGGAGACCAAAGACTTAAACCACTGAACACTCTCCATTGCTTTGGTTGATCCTTTTCATGAATCTTTTTCAACATCTGTGCATCACTGGTTAAACTTATTCCATATTCTAATGGCAAAGTATTTTTACAACTCCACTCATTTGTGTGAAGCATTAAGATATTGCCTTGGTTTACTGGTCCTCCTGAATACACTAAATCAGAAATATTAATAGTCTTGAAACCTTTTACTTGGAATATTTTCTGTAATTTTGTTCTAGTAGGTTTATTCAATATGATACCTGCCACGTGTTGCGGAGATTCTTCATATAGATAGACAACACTCCTATCGAAAGCACTATCGGCTCTCATTTTAGGAGTACTCACAAGAATTTTATTTGTCCATTTATTTTCAGTCATTACTTGTATAAAGGTAAAGGACCACCATAAGGTTTTCCTTTAATCTTTTTTCCTGCAACATAAACTCTTTTTTTGCCTACTTTATATGATTTTTTGCCTGATCTTTTTCTTAAGCCTTGTGATTTACATGAAGCCAATTGACTGGCACCAAGAGCAGAGTCTGGCTTTTTACTTCTGCAAAGAGCCTTACTTGCTGGACCTTCTTCTCTAGATATGAATTCAACTATCTTCATACAAATATTTACCTATATTGATCCGCCGGATCACCCATAATTGTAATCGGACAAAGTTTAAATGTAAGCACCTTCCTGGTACCTCTAGTAGTGTTGATTACAATGTCACCGGATTTTTCAAAGTGTTCTATTTTTGTGATAATTGCTTTTTCTTGTTTTTTGCCAACAAGTATTTCTTGACCAAGTTGTAAATTGATCTGAATGGAATTTAAGTTCATAACCGCCTCCATTAGATTAGTTCGGATTGCAGTTGTATTTATATGGTAAGTTCTGTGAAACCTTTTTCTCTATCTAGGTACTTGTATTCTACTTTACTAGGCTTTAATTCTTGTATGATATCTAAAACACTTTGTGGCTCGAATGGTCCGCAAGTGTAAACATCTAATTGAACAAGAGCAGGATTAACTTCGTCCCATATGTGCATGGCTATATGGCTAGTTTCAATAATAGCAAATGCTGTAACTCCTCTGTTTCCTTGCATTTTACAATATGAAGCAGTAGGTCCATACATAGACTTCATACCAATTGCTTTTATGATACGGTTTAAAAATTTAATTGCTTTGTTTCTGCGTGAGATAGGTTCAGAAACTTCTGCTCTAATAATAATGTGTTTGTGTTCTAATACTTTAGTCATCGCTCTATTTACAAAAAACCAGTAAAATCAACATTTTTACGCAGTTGACATTTTGGTGTTAAGATGTTAATATAAAGTATGATGAGAATATTGTCAACAATTATTTTGTTTATTGCTTTGACTGGATGTTCTGCCACAGTTGGCGAATGGAATCACGGCACGAAAGCCAAAGGTTATAGAGCCCATGATGTTTGTACAATTTGTGGTGAACAGATTAAATGGTTCCAACATGATCCTAATGGAGTTGAAAAGCAATTACAAGAATTGGATTACTATAATAACCCAGATGTCATTATTAACTACTAAAACACCAATGAATATGCGGGTTCTAGTAGGTTGACTAAAAATGCCAAAATGTGTTATAATAGCATAAACTAAGGAGATAAAATGCAGACTGAATATAAAAAAGAGCAAGTTGCCAATTTAGAAAGACAAAAGATTGCACTAAAAGACGAATTAGAGTTTACAACAAATATCAAAAGAACGATTGAGTTAGAAGAAAAGTTGTACGAGGTTGAAGATACAATTAAAAAATTAACTGAACCTTGGGGAGTCACTGATGTCCAATCAACTCACTAAAATGTTTGCACCTAGTAAAGATAGATTAATTAAAAATGCACGAACAATGATGCTGACAGCACAAGATCCTTGGTTTAAATCCTATTGGGAGAAAGTGTATAAGCATTTATTAAAAGTGTATGGGAGACTGAACTAATGTCAGATGATATTAAAAAGAAACTAGGAATTGCGGACACACATCAAGAAATGTATGATGAACTTTTCGCAGATATGGTTTCGAGAGCAGTAGATAATGAACCACAAATGGTAGCCAGTACCTATGTTGCATTAGGTTTAAGATTGTATAGATCAGCACTGCCAAAAGATGAATATCAAAGGCTGTTAAAAACTTTCTTTGAAATGGCAAAAGACATTCAACCATTCCAAGAAGGAGTAATCAAGGAGACATTACACTAATGCCAAAAAGAAAAATGTCAAATAAGCAGTTGATAAAAATCATTAAAGATGATTTTCAAGAGCCTTATAAACATGAATGGGAACAGATTGCAGAGTGTATTGTGACAGATCAGGTGCCTGCTTCAGACATTGCAAAATTTTTTCAGAATAAAGCATTTTACAAATTTTACAAAAAAAACTATATGAGGGGCAGATGAAGGCATACCAATTTACAATGACTAGAGATAATGTTACTATTGAAACTTTTGTTTATAGTGAACATGGAAAAGATATTGAAAATAGATTTCCTGAATGGAAAGTTTCAAACATTAAAGAGATACCTGATCCAGTTTCACAAAAGAAAGCAGATAAGAAAGAAAAAGTTGACAATGAAAACAAATGATGTTAGTATAACGAAAGGCAACGGGAAGGCAATATGATAAAAGGCATGATAATAGGTGCTATTGCGATGTACATATACTTGGTACAGCCAGAATGGGCAGATCAGATAATTGTTTCTGCTAAACTATTATGGCAGTCGATAATAGACGCTATCCAGAATAGAGCATAGACTTTTATATTCTTTCTGGAATTAATATAGAAGGAAAGAATGAGAAGTTATAAATTTTCTAAAGACGACGAAAGACCTACAGAAGATAAGAAGGCTGAAAACGAACGTTTGATGCAGGAGTTTCTCAAAAAAGGCGGCAAAATAGAGAAGATACCTTATGGCGTAACTAGCCAAGACTTAGGTGTTGGAAACAGAAATGCCTTTTGGGATCCACCAAAGACAAGCACACCCAAGGCTTGGAGGCGTAGGGAAACAATGAAAAAGAAAAAAAAGTAATTTTCAATAAATACTTTTATAATGAAATCTATCCTGTTAGGAGCCTTCATGCTCCTATTTTTTTATGTGCCTTCCAAGGCCACCCACCTATTACCGGATTTAGGAGAACCATTCAGATGGCAGGATGTACCAGTGGTTTGTGGACCTCAACAAGATGTGTTTGATAAAGTAACCAAACAACATGGTTTAACTTTGGTTGAAATAAGTTTTGGTAAACGTGGAGCCAAGCCAGATGGTGATGTGGTCTTTGCAGTCTTGCAATTTGTTGGTGACAATAATGAGAGAGCAGTTATTATGTCATTACCAAATGACCTTAATGCGTGTATCTTATATATAAGTTTTGATGCACAAACAACCGAAAAAAACTAATAAAGGTATCAACTACCCCGTTTCCTTGTTTTATATGTACACAGGGCCTGACGAAGCATATGAAGTATATGCTATGGACATAGAAGATGCCTATGAATGTTTATTGGAGAACGAACCAAAATTGACTGTGGATAGCATCTTAATGGTTAAGGAACATAAATGTCCTACCAAAAAAGAAATAGTTAATTAATTTACCAAAAGCACTTGACATTTTCAAATCAATGCTTATATTATAGTATTATTGAACTTGCTTTAAAAGGAGGACAACAGAATGAGTAAAATAATAGGAATAGACTTAGGTACTACCAATAGTTGTGTAGCACTTATGGAAGGCTCGAAAGCCACAGTAATAGAAAATACAGAAGGTGCTAGAACCACTCCAAGTGTGGTTGCTTATAGTGATTCAGAAATACTAGTAGGTGCACCCGCAAAACGTCAAGCAGTCAGCAACGCAAAGAATACAATTTTTGCGGCTAAAAGATTGATTGGTAGAACGTTTGAAGGAGACTCTGTACAGAAGGATATCAAAACATTACCTTACGAAATAGTAAAATCAGATAAAGGAGATGCTTGGATAAAAGCAAATGGCAAAGATTATTCACCATCTGAAATATCTGCAAATGTATTGCGTAAGATGAAAGAGACAGCAGAAAAATATTTGGGTCAGGAAGTTAAGAAGGCAGTAATCACTGTTCCGGCTTACTTTAATGACAGTCAACGTAAGGCTACAAAGGACGCAGGTAAAATTGCTGGTCTTGAAGTTGAAAGAATTATAAATGAACCAACAGCGGCGGCTCTAGCATATGGACTTGATAAGAAAAAATCAGGTTTAGTTGCTGTGTATGACTTAGGTGGTGGTACATTTGACGTTTCAATTTTAGAATTAGGTGATGGTGTATTTGAAGTTAAGTCCACAAATGGTGATACATCACTAGGTGGTGAAGACTTTGATGCAAAATTAACAGATTACATTGTACAAGAATTTAAGAAAGACAATGGAATTGATTTAGCAAATGATAATTTAGCAGTACAACGTGTTAGAGAGGCGGCTGAAAAAGCCAAGATAGAGTTGTCTAGCACAATGGAGACTGATATAAATTTACCATTTATCACAGCAGATAAGACAGGACCTAAACACATCAATATGAAGTTAACAAGAAGCAAATTAGAAATGCTGGTGGGTGACTTTATAGCAAAAACATTATCTCCTTGCAAACAGGCATTGAAAGATGCTGGAGTAAGTGCAAGTGATGTAAGTGAAGTTGTTTTGGTCGGTGGTATGACACGTATGCCAAAAGTGCAGGCAACAGTCAAAGAGTTCTTTGGCAAGGATCCACACAAAGGAGTTAACCCAGACGAGGTGGTTGCTCTTGGTGCCGCAATACAAGGCGGAGTTCTACAAGGTGATGTCAAAGATGTGTTGTTGTTAGACGTAACACCATTATCACTAGGTATTGAAACACTAGGTGGAGTGACAACCAAATTGATTGAGAAGAACACAACTATTCCTACAAAGAAAAGTCAGGTGTTCTCAACAGCAGAAGACAATCAGGCGGCTGTGACTATCAGAGTAACGCAGGGTGAAAGGGAAATGGCGGCTGACAACAAGATGTTAGGTACATTTAACCTAGAAGGAATAGCACCTGCTCCTAGAGGAGTACCACAAATAGAAGTAACTTTTGATATAGATGCAAATGGTATTGTGAGTGTTAGTGCAAAAGACAAAGGCACTGGCAAGGAACAGAAGATCACAATCCAGGCAGATGGCGGATTATCAGAAGAGGATATCAATAAGATGGTTAAAGAAGCAGAAGCCAATAAAGAAGCAGACAAGAAGAAAAGAGAATTGGTAGATGCTAAAAACCAAGCAGAAACTTTGACACATCAAATAGAAAAGCAGTTGAAAGAACACGGCGAAAAGATATCTGCAGAAGAAAAGAAGGCAATTGAAGATGCCAAAACTGATGTAACAGAAGCAGTTAAATCAGATGATGCAGAGAAAATTAAAACAGCGGTGGCTAAATTAACTGAAGCGTCTATGAAACTTGGTGAGGCAGTGTATAAACAGGCTCAGCAAGAACAAAAACCTGCTGAAGAGACAAGCGACAGCAAGGACGAAAACGTAGTAGATGCAGAGTTTGAAGAAGTTAAAAAAGACAAACCAGAAGATAAAAAAGAATAACTTGACTTTGTTGACCTTTTGTTGTAATATTAGATATGTTCGGCAAAAGGTCAACCTCAAAATTTAAAACAGAGATAGAAGCAGTAGTTCGTATCACTGTTGATCACGACACAACTTTCACAGAAGATCAAATACTTGACGAGTTCGATCAGAATGTCTCAGAGGATTTCAGTGGAGTTATGAGCAGTGATTCTAAAATACTTCAACCAACATCTGTCACTGTAATGAGCGAAAAAGTAATTAAAAGCAATGGCATGATGCCATCAGTCAGTATTTCTGCTGACGCAACTGTTGACTCAATCAAAAATAATTTACAAGATTAAACTTTTAGTTGTCCACTAAATTCTAGATTTTGTAGTTCGTCTGGTTTACCTTTGGGATAGGAAGGTTCAATTTGGAATTCTTCACCTGTTTCATCATTCTTACAACCAGCCATCAACCAATCATATTTGAAATTCATATCATTAACAAATTCCCATAAAACATCATAGGTATCTCTCACAGGATCTTTTTTAAGCAGTTCTGCTTTGCATTCTTCCATAGTATTAAAAGTTTGTCCCATCTGAAAAGTTTGTTGGGTTTCAATAGGTGATTGGCCTATCAGGTAAGCCAGTATTAATATTTTGTACATATATTATTACTTATGCTCTTTGGAAATCTCTTCGTCCATTTCCATCATTTCTTCTGTAATTTCGTCCTGTAAATCTTCTTTTGATTCTTGTTTTTTTAAATTTTTACACTCACTTGGTGCAAAAATACAGCCGAGCATTTTAGATATAGTGCCATTATATACACTTATATTTGCCTGTTCTGTGTTTTTGGTATTGGCTTTTGATGTATTCACACAACCAGATAGTCCTAAAAACACTAGTAATAGTAATAATATTAATATAATTTTTCTTTCCATATCTTTTGACATCAACTGATATTTATTTCGGTTGACTTTTGGTTACAAATACCATATAATGTTTAAATACATTATATGAAAATGTATGCCTTATTAATTTTAATGACTATTATAGTAGGTTGTGCGCCGAAAGTCAACTATTCATTTGTGTTGGAGGTGCCAATTACTTACGAAGAAGAAAAAAGAGTTGCGGATAGTTATCCCGTTGAGCCAGTAGAAATAAAAGAATTATATGCAGAAAATTAAAATTAGAAAACCAAAAAACAAAAAAGAAAAAATTGAATGGAGTTGTGGTTCAGCCATTCTATTTGCTTTTGTTTTATTTTTAATCACAGCAGTGGTACTGATATGGTAAAATTTTTTAACGATGCCATGTACTACATCATTATCGCTTTGATTTTAATGGGTTTTATGTTCTTCCTATTAGGAATGTTAAGTGTAACCTTAGTTCTAGAAATCTTAAATTGGTTTTATGTACGCCTGGGATTTCGAAGTTTAGTACATTATTGTTTAAACAAAAGATAGAGCCGAACTAGGCCAGGCATTTAAAACTTCCTCATAGAGGGCCGGCAACGCACCGACAGGAAGGTGTATGGGAGCAGACCCAGTTGCTTAAGAGTCCGGAGTTGGTGGCGATAGCGCCAACTCCTCTTAGGTTCAACAGCCGGCGGATGATATATAAGTGTATGAAAGACACTTTTTCAGCAAATTTTCCTAGTCAAGGTTTCATTCAAGGCACACTTGAACCAGAAGACCTAGTGCCTATACAAAAAGAAATAGACAGCATTCAAAAAGATTTCGACTCTGCCAAAATAAATGATCTAGGCAATGCAAGTAATTTAGAAAACGAATTCTATTTGAAAGATTGTTTGGAACACATTGAACACTTGTTAAATCCATTATGTCAAAAATATTGTGAAATGTTTGCTTTCGGAGATAGGTCTAAAAAAGAATTTAAATTAACAAGTGCCTGGGTAAACTATCAGAGAAAACATGAATATTTTGGCAATCATACCCACAATGGTTTATTCAGTTTTGCCCTTTGGATCAAAGTACCTTACACAATAGAACAGGAAAAACAGCACGTAGACTATGCAAATAGAAACATTCAAAGACTGCCAGCATTTCATTTTCATTACACCGATGCAATGGGCACCATTAGAGATCAAATTATTCCGGTTGACAAAACCTATGAAAACAAGTTAATATTATTTCCTGGCAACATGAATCATTCTGTTACACCTTTTTACACATCAGATGAATACAGAATCACAGTGTCAGGTAATATTGAATATAAGCCGCTTTAGCTCAGTTGGTAGAGCAACTGATTTGTAATCAGTAGGTCCGCGGTTCGAATCCGTGAAGCGGCACCAGACAGCATGAAAAACAATATTATCTATTTAAAGACACACCCTCTTTACATTAAAAATAAGATAAAAGGAAAAAGTTTAAATCTATTCGGAGCACCTATACCTGAAGAAACCATTATTGCACATTTTGAATATTTTGAGAAATATTTAAATTGCCAAGATCACAATTAAAAGATAAGTTAAGAAATGTAGTTGCTGATCAATAGTTGTTGCCACCCAATACATTCTTCCTGATTGAGTCCAATTGTATTTTTTTACAAGACTACTTTTTATATGATCCACATTGAAATGAATAACATAATCCATCAATGATAACATGAATGCTAATAGAGGCGCTGTAAAGAATAACGTCACAACCAAGGTGCCTAAACCGTGATGTAGTGCGTGTAGATGTGCTCTTGGAGAAAAGTAGATGTGTTTATTGGAAGGTCGACAATATATTGCCTGTAGGGCCAAATCACAAACACCGTGCTTGATTGCTAACCAGAAGAGTAGTAATAATTGTTCTGTCATTTCTTATTATTTTAAAATGCCTTTACGGATTAATTTTTGTTTATTCTTCATGTGTTCTGCTTCTACTAAACTTTTGTTCTGTCCATAATATTGAACAGCATAGCCGTCAGTACACATTTTTAAATTAAGGTTAATACCATCAGCAAATACTTCTCCTAATATTCTGCCAAACTTTCCTGTTTCAGAACCTTTGTGCGTTTTTATTGTAAGTTTTTTTGCTTTCTTGATTGCATCTTTTAGATATGCTTTAGAAATTAAACCTCTAATTTTTTCTTCTTTGTTTCTTGTTCTTGATTCTGGAGTGTCTATTCCGAACAGTCGGACTCTACTTTTGTATTTGATATCGAATCCCATATCCAGTAATACATCGATAGTATCACCGTCTACCACTTTGGTTACTTTGTTGATTCTATAACTGAAATCTGTTGGATCGCCTAATGCAGGTCCTCTTCTTGGCATTACACTATTCCATTCCAGGGTTCGCTATATGGGTCTTTTTTTCTTTTCTTTGCCTTTTTCTTTTTCTTTTTAGGCTTAGACTTTTTGACTTCCCATTCAGGTTTTAACAACAAAGCCTGATTTCTTTTTACTAATTTTTTTAACCAATTAAACATATACTTTATTTATCTTGGAGCGGACGGACGGTTACGCTCCGTCGTCTACACGTTGGCAACGTGTCGTTCTACTATTGAACCACGCCCGCGGTTGTGAACAAATCAGGATTATATATGTCAGCATCAAAAAACATCTGTATTGTCAGTCTTTTATCTGCCTCCATTGCTGTTGTGGTAACATTATGCTCCACATCATTTTTTAAAAATATAATCCTATTTGGTCTAATTTCTAAATACTCTCCCACAGTGTCGTTAATGTGTTTCCAAATTAATTGACCTCCCCAATTATAGTCCCAATCTTCATTAATGTAGAATGTTGCCGCGGCATCTTGATCCAAATGATACTTGGTTGATGTAAGAGGCCAAAGCACATGGAGATGAAAAGTCGAACCTTCTTTAGGCTTTCTTGTCCAATACTTTTTGTCAATCATATATTGTATAATTTTATCTTTCCATTCTGCAGATAATGGTTTGTAAAACATATCATCATTCTTTTCCAATTTGAAATTTGCTTCGGTCCCAACTGCTAGTTCTTGACCTGCTCCTAGATTTAAAATGTCTAACTCTTGGTAATCATTGTGAGCATGGCGCCAACCACCATTATCTAATTCTTGTTTGATATAAGTTTTAAACTCTTGCCACATTTCAGCAGGCATAAAATTGTCTATAACTTTGGCATTGTATTTCATATACTATAATTTATTCTTGCATCTTGGAGGTAATGCCCAGAATCGAACTGGGATAAAAGGATTTGCAATCCTCCGCGTAACCATTCCGCCACATTACCTTGTTGGCGGTCCCTAGGAGAATCGAACTCCTCTTTTATGGATGAAAACCATATGTCCTAACCGATAGACGAAGGGACCATGTTTGGTGAGCCGGGTAGGGATCGA